GTACGCGCCTCCGAGGTTCGCGCGCTTACCGCCGTCGCCTTGGCGCCATTTAAGATGATCCGCCAACACGGCGGCGATTTCTTCCTTGGTCATTGCGCGGCACCCCGGCGCATGTTCCAATTATCAATTGCGCGATAAAACCCGCCGTTTACGGCGTCATCTTCCGCGCGGCGTTCAGCTTCGGCGGTCACGGTGCCGGCGCTTTCGACCAGCACGTTAATCGCGTGGTCAATCGCCTCAGACGCGCGCTGACTTGACGCGGCGGCGCTGATGTCAAGAAGCTGCGACACCATGCGCTCAATCTGCAACATCGCGGTCCAAGCCGTGGTAGCGGCATCGTGCCAGTTGCCGTTTCTGTCATCGGGGCACTTTTCCAAATCGGCGCGATACTTGGCCAGCGTCACAAGCGCTTCATGCTTGGCTGGCGCTTCGGGCGGTTGATTGGGGAGTAGCTTGAGCATGGCTTGGTGCCTCATGTTCGGGTTGCGATGGGTTCACCCTATGCCGTGCCGCGCCTCATGTCAATCATAAAATAAATGCGCGATGCTTTTTTTTATGATTGACAAGCCCCGCGCCTTGCGGTTAGGGTTCCGGCCATGACAGTCTCAGACATCATCCACCTGGCAGGCGGCACGCGAAAACTGGCGGAAACGCTAGGCTGTCGCCCGAATGCCGTTTGCAATTGGCGCTATCAAGGCGTCCCGTATAAACATCACGCCCGGTTGCGCGCCATGCTGCGCCGCCGTGTGGAGCGCCTGGCACTTGCCGAGGCCCTGGAATGGAGACCGGCGAAATGAGCGGCCCTTCACCTTGGACGCCCGAGCGCGACCAGCAGCTTACCGCCGATTGGGCGGCAGGCTTTACCACGTCGCAAATTGGCGAGCGCATGGGTATCGGTAAAAATTCAGTGATAGGTCGCGCGCATCGGTTGCGCTTGCCGTCGCGTGGGTTGCCAATCAATCTTGCCGCGTCGCAGTCCTGGACTGAGGAAGATGATGCGACGTTGCGCCAGCTTTACGGCGGGTTTCTGACTGCCGCCGAGATCGGCGCCCGCATGGGCCGCAGCGTTGGGCAAATATCATACCGCGCGTCAAACCTTGGCCTTGTGGCCGGGCGTCGCGCGAAACAGACAGGGGCGCGTGCGGCGTTTATGCGCTCCTCGGCGGGTCGGGATGCCTCTTTCCCTGGGCAATCCCGGCCCGTCACCCCATGCCGGCCACGTGCCGAGCAACCGGGCGCAGCGGCAGCTACTGCGCATGGTGGTTCCTCCTCCCAAAACTTGCCCGAGGCAGCAGCAATGCCGCCTCGGGTCTTTTTGGGGACGGAATGCAAATACCCGCTTCACGGCGATGAACGGCCCGTAGTGCCGCGCTTCTGCGCTGAACCCGTGCGCGCAAATTTGAACGGCTGCGCTTCGCCATACTGCGCCGCGCATTATGCCGAGTGTTACGCCACGCCGGGCAAATACTCGACCAATCCGCCGCCTGCGACCTGGCTGAAAAATCGCGGCATGGTTTGGGCGCGCGGGTGATGAACAAGCAAAACACAATGGAGGATGCAACATGCCGTTAGACACGGCCTATGCTGAGTTTCTGGCGGGCAAGCGGCCTGCCGCCAATGCAGTCGGCCTTGATAAAGTGCCTGACTTGCACGGCGACCTTATGCCGCACCAGCGCGATTGCGTGGCGTTTGGACTGCGCCAAGGGCGCTTTGGCTTGTTCCTTGATACGGGCCTGGGCAAGACATTTTCACAGCTTGAATGGGCAAGTCATGCGCTTGAGGTAAGCAATGGCAAGGCCCTGATCCTGGCGCCTTTGGCGGTTGCGGCGCAGATCGTGCGCGAGGGCAAGTCACGCGGCTATGAAGTGCAGCAAATACGCGACCAAGCTGAAGCGCGCGATGGCATCAATGTTTGCAACTATGACCGGCTTGACCGGCTGGACTTTGACGCTTTCGGCGCGGTTTCGCTTGATGAAAGCAGCATCCTAAAGAGCTTCACCGGCAAGACAACGCGCGCTTTGACTGACGCATTCCGCGATCATCGCTTCAGGTGCGCCGCGACAGCTACGCCCGCGCCGAATGATCACATGGAGATTGGGCAGCATTCCGAGTTTCTTAGCATTATGAACGGCAATGAGATGTTGTCGCGCTTTTTCATTAATGACACGTCGAACGCATCGCAGCAGTGGCGCCTAAAGCGCCACGCCGAGGCAGAATTTTGGGATTGGATGGCGTCTTGGTGTCGGATGGCCGAAACGCCGGCTGATTTTGGATATGACGCCAGCGAATACGTCTTGCCGCCGTTGAACGTGCATCGCCACAAGGCGGCGGGTGATGTTTGCGCGCCTGCCGGCTTGCTTTTTATGGTCGACTTGTCTGCGACCACGCTGCACGAAACAAAGCGCCAGACTGCCGACGCCCGCGCGAAGGCGATTGCGGCGCTGATGCCAAAGGGTGAAGCGTGCGTAGTGTGGTGCGATACCGATTACGAAGCTGATGCCATCCGGGCGGAAATTCCAGAAATCAAGGAAGTGCGCGGTTCGCATCCGATTGAGCGCAAGGAAGAAACGCTTGAGGCCTTTGCATCCGGGCAGGTCAAATGGCTTTTGACCAAGCCGAGCGTCGCAGGGTTCGGCATGAATTGGCAGCATTGCGCGACGATGATCTTTGCCGGACGGTCATTCAGTTATGAGGCTTGGTATCAGGCAGTGCGCCGTTGCTGGCGCTTTGGGCAAAAGCGCGCGGTGGAATGTCACCTGATCGTGGCTGAGGGCGAAGATCAGATTGGCCGCGTGATTGACCGGAAGAGCGGCGATCATAAGAAAATGAAACAGGCAATGTCAGCCGCCATGCGCCACGCAATGGCGCAGGATGCTGGCGTGCGGGTTCCTTATCAACCAATGCACAAGGGGAAGTTTGCATCATGGATTTCGTGAGTTTGGACAGCAAGCGTGGCGACACATGGCAGGCCATTCATGGCGATTGTGTGGACGTTGTTAGGCAGGTGCCGGATAATTCTATTGGCTTCAGCGTGTATTCGCCGCCGTTCGGTTCGCTCTTTGTTTATTCGTCAAGCGAGTGCGATATGGGCAATTCATCATCCGATGGAGAGTTTGAGCGCCATTATCAATACATGGTGAAAGAAAAGTTTCGCGTCACCAAGCCGGGTCGCCTGACCGCCGTGCATTGCACCGATTTACCGATGACAAAATGGCGCGATGGGCATGTTGGCTTGAAGGACTTTCCATGGCAGATCATTCGCGTTCATGAAGATGCCGGCTGGATTTACCATGCGCGGGTGACAATCTGGAAATGTCCTGTTGTGGAAATGACACGCACGAAGGCGGTCGGGTTGGTTTATGGTCAGCTTGTGAAGGACAGTAGCAAGTCGCGCGTAGGGCTTCCTGATTACCTTTTGATTTTCCGCAAGCCGGGCGACAATGAAGAGCCAATCGTCCACGATATGGGGCATGAAACTGCCAGAAGGCTTGAACGCCCGCGCAAAAATATCGGCGCCAGCGAAATACCGCTGGACAAGTGGCAAGAATGGGCATCGCCGGTTTGGATGACCGTTGACCAGACAAACGTTTTGAATGTGAAGGCCGCAAAAGATCAAGCGGATGAAAAGCATCTTTGCCCGTTACAGCTTGATGTTATCGAGCGTTCTTTGATTATGTGGAGCAATCCCGGCGACGTGGTGCTTTCGCCTTTTATGGGCATTGGCAGCGAGGGATTTTGCAGCATGAAGCTAAAGCGCAAATTTCTGGGCGTTGAATTGAAAGACAGCTATTTCCGCCAAGCCTGCCGCAACATAGACGCGGCAGAGAAGTCGGCAGAGAGCCTTTTCGATTACTATGCCGCATGAAACCCGCCTTCATCCTGCTATTCCTGATCTGTCCGCCCGAAGGCGCGCAATGCGAGGAAGGCATGGTGGTGCATCGCACATGCGCGCTGGCAGAGAATTTCGTGCGGTGGGGAATGCGTGAAGGCCAATCGCTGCATATTACGGAATGCGTCGCGGAAGCGGAATGGATGAAAAGGAGGATGCTGAAATGAACAGTTTGCATGATGATTTCCCGCAATGCGCTCAGGCGCGTGAAGAGGCAAGGCTTGCTGAGGAGGCAAAAGCCCGCACCGAATTGCGCGACCGCTTTGCTGCCGCTGCGCTTTCCGGAATGCACGCGAAAAACAATTACCATCCAGGGATATCAACCCCGCAAGAGCGAGCGCGCCTTGCATACATAGACGCTGACGCCATGATGGAAGAACGCGAGAAGAGAAGGCAAGTTGACATGAAGGCGCGCGACCATGATTGAGTTTTTTTTGGCTTTGGCGGTTGCCGTGCTTGTCAATATCGCGGCTGCGCTTTGGTGTCTTGCAGCCCGCCTTTCTGCGATAAACGGCACGCTCAGCTCAGTTTCCCATGCGTTAGCGGCATTGGCAAAGGAGCGCAACCAATGACCGATCAAGAATACCGCGCGCTTGTGGAAGGCGGGCCTGCCGTGGTCATGGTTGCGAAGGCGGATATGCTAAGGATGTTGGATTGGGCTGAGTTTGGGCGGCAGGCAAGCCTCACGCTTCGCACTGTCCGAATTAGGTTGATGAATGGCGAACAAACAGCCGCGATGGATCATCTTAAGCGCCGTATTGCGAAGGTGCCGGCCCTATGACCGCCTTACCCAACCGCGCCCGCAAGCTGTCCGATGATGACGTGCGGGAAATCCGCGTCAATCCAATTCCGGGGCCGGTGCTGGCGAAACACTACGGCGTCACGCCGAAGGTGATCCGCAACATCCGCAAGGGTGACAGTTATCAGCATGTGGGGCGTGAGAAATGAGCCACCGAGATAACCGCGCCCGCGTCATGGAAATCGCTGCCCGCAAGCCAAAGGCGCCGCGCCCGCCAAAGATATCCGAGCAACAGGTGGTTGACGCCATCAGAAGCCGCCTTGTGTTGTCTGGCGTCTTATGCCAGCCGAACCCAAACGAGGCCCGATCTGCCGCCGCTGGGCGCGCGGTCAAAATCCGTGGCACGATAGCTGGTTTTCCTGACCTCACAGTGATTTCAAACGATGGCCGCACCGCGTATCTTGAGGTCAAAACACCGACTGCAAAGCCGCGCAACGCCAAGGACGCCGCACATTGGCAGCGCCAAGCAGAGACGCAAGCAATGCTGCGCCGCATGGGCCACGACGTTGCGGTGGTGCGCTCACAGGATGACGCGGTGACGCTGCTGCAAGAATGGGGATGGCCGGTGAGATGAAATACGGTTCCGTCTGTTCCGGCATTGAAGCAGCGACGGCGGCTTGGCATCCGCTCGGATGGCAAGCGTCTTTCTTTTCAGAGATTGAACCATTCGCCCGCGCCGTGCTGACGCATCATTATCCGCACGTTCCGCTTCATGGCGATTTCACCACGATCAAGGGCGACCAATATGAACCAATCCAGCTTCTTGTTGGAGGAACACCCTGCCAATCTTTCTCGGTCGCAGGACTTAGAGGCGGGCTGGATGATGACCGTGGAAACTTGGCACTCGAATTTCTCCGGCTTGCTGACCGAACACGGCCCCGCTGGTTGGTTTGGGAGAACGTGCCCGGCGTCTTGTCAAGTAATGGCGGACGGGACTTTGGTTCCATTATCGGGGGCATGGTGCAACTCGGGTATGGCTGCGCCTGGAGAATCTTGGACGCTCAATACTTTAGCCTGGCCCAGCGACGCCGCCGTGTGTTCGTTGTCGGATACCTTGGAGACTGGCGACGTAGCGCAGCGGTTTTATTTGAGCGCCACAGCTTGCAGGGGCATTCTGCGCCGCGCCGAGAAGCGGGGGAAAGTGTTGCCGGAACTCTTGGTGGAAGCTCTCAAAGCGGCGGCTTCCGCACAACCGACCTAGACAATAACGGCGCCTTTATTCCTGTAACTGGCAAGACGCTATTATCTTTTGGCCATGCGGCAAACCCGCTTGATGAAAACCTGATTTCCTTTACGGATAAAGTGCGCCGCCTTTCCCCGCGCGAATGCGAGCGCCTGCAAGGATTCCCTGACGACTACACGCTAGTCCCACATCGCGGAAAGACTAACGCAGATGGCCCCCGCTACAAGGCGCTAGGGAACTCGATGGCAGTGCCGGTTATGCGGTGGATTGGCCAGCGCATTGCCGCATCGGAGCGCCGCCATGCAGCGTAGCGCGACCCTTGCCGGGCCTGGAATGGTGCGCTCACCAAGCGCCCATTTCCGCACCGTGCGCTCGTCCACTTCAAGCGCCGTTGCGGCCGCGCGCTGCGACATGCCGAGCGCGGCAATCGCTTCCCGGAATTGCTCAGGCGACACGGCGGACAATGCCTTGCGCGTCAACTGTCATGCCAGCCGCCGCCAGGGCAGGGCGCAGCGTCTCAATCGTTTCGTCAATGCGGAACGTGTTGGACAGCGTGCCGTCAGCCTTGAACAGCGCCAGGCGCTCGGGCCGGTCGTCGCGGCGGCTGATGAAGCCGATTGCATCGGCGGGAAGGGCGGGGCGGGTGGCGGGCTTGAACATACGCACAACCTAGGCCCATGGGGCCTATATGTCAAGGGGTATTTTCATGGCTGAAACACCCCGCGCCACCGCCGAAGAAATTGACGCATGGGTCGCGCGCTGTCGGCACAACCTAGAAACCCGCGTGCCTGATCCTGTCGAGGATGAGGAACGCGAGGCGCATTTTGAGACACACAAACAAGGCAAGACATGAAGCGCCGGTCAATCTTTGATCCGCTTCCCGCGCCAACTGCGGCAGAGATCGCCAATGAATACGCGCGCATGTCGCGCGACAGTTTGGCGATGGCATTAGCCGCGATGGGATACAAGCGCGCCATATTTCAGGCGCCGCGGATTGGAACGCCGCTTTGGTATGAATACGCCATCATCAGCGAAAGCCTAGACACGCGCGCAGATCGCGCGGATTGGCCTTGCCTTTTGCTACAACGCCACCGCAAAGCGCCCGCTGTTTGGTTTTGCACCGTGTCATGTGACTGGAAAACCGACGGCGCCAAAGGCCGCAGTATCATAAGCCTTGCAAGCTACACTTGGGAGATGTCCGAAAATGAAGCCGCCCGCCGCATTCTTGATGCAGTCGAACCGGACGTCCGACGTGTCAGACTATGACCCAGGTGACTGGAACCGCGCCCTCACAGGTTCGGCCCGCCAGCAGCGCGCCGTTGCCAAGTCTGCCAAGTCAGAAGCGGGAATCATGTCGTTTTCGGAAGAACAAGCCGCCCTTGCTTTCGCCGCAAAGCAGGAAGGCAAGATGGTTTGGGACCATACCGCAGGCCAATGGTTTCTTTTCAGCAAGGGCAAGTGGACGGTTGACGGGATAGGCGAGGCCAATGACCGCGCCCGGCAATTCTTGCGCGACCTACAAGCCACGCCTGGCATATCCGAGGGCGAGCGCAAGGCCATGGGCAAGCTGGCCTTCACCCGCAACGTCCTAGAGTTTGCGAAGTCAGACACGCGCATCGCGGTGCATCATGGCGTCTGGGATGCGGACCCCTGGTTGCTCGGCGTGCCCGGTGGGGTGGTGGACTTGAAAACCGGCAAGAAACGCGACGCCAAGCCCGGCGAATACATTAGCCGAAACACGCTCATAGCGCCTGCCGCGCCTTTATCCGATCCGGTCCTATGGCGCAGCTTCCTAATCGAAGCGACAGCCAATGACCCGGAAACGATTGCCTTCCTCCAGCGCCTTTGCGGGTATTTTCTGACTGGCGACGTGACAGAGGAAATGCTCGCCTTCCTGTACGGCAGCGGCGGCAACGGCAAAGGCGTGTTTGTCACCACAGTCACCACGATCCTGGGCGGTTATGCCGTAGCGGCGCCCATGGGGGCCTTTACGGCAGATAGCCGCATGAATGTGGAGTATTATCGCGCCCGCATGGCCGGAAGTCGCCTTGTCACCGCGTCAGAGACAGAGGCAGGCCACGCCTGGGCAGAAAGCCAGATTAAGGAACTGACCGGCAACGAGGCGCCAGTCTCCGCGCGCCAGCCATTCGGGCGCCCGTTTGAATACTGGCCGCAATACAAGCTGATGTTCGTCGGCAACCATGCGCCGCGCCTTAAGGGCCGCAGCAAGGCCATGGAGCGGCGCTTGCGGATTGTCCCCTTCGACAATGAGCCGGCAGAGCCTGACCACACCTTAAAAACCCGGCTAGAGGCAGAATACCCGGCAATCCTGCAATGGATGATCGAAGGGTGCCTTGCGTGGCAGCAACAGCGCCTGGGCACCGCGCCAGCCATCGCAGCAAAAACAGCCGAGTATTTTGATCTGCAAGACGCCTTTGGCCGGTGGATTAGCGAGCGCTGCGCCCTCGATCCAGCTTTCAGCGCGCGGCCTGGCGCCCTTTACGGGGACTTCCGGAATTGGACCAAAGCCAACGGGGAACACGCCCCAAGCAATCAAGAGTTTGCCGAAAATATCAATCGCCGCAAGGGCTTATTCCGTCGCCGCGTTCGGGGGCAGGATTGGGTAGGCGGCATTAAACTGAAGGAGATGGAAGATGATTTCTAAATCCCAGCTTGACCTGTTTGACCCCAAAGGGGGGCGGAGGGGGCGATGCGATGGGGAGTTTTCCCAACCTTTTACAAATACAGGCGCGCGCGCATATGCGCAGGTGGGGAGGTTTGAAAAAGTCCCTCCTCGCACCGCCCCCATCGCCCCCTCCGCCCCCTGCGAGGTAGCGCCAGACCCCGCTTGCAATTACCCGACCCCGGCCAGCATCAAGGCAGCTTTCGACGCATGGGACGCCGAACATGCCGCATGGGTCGCAGCCGGGATGCAGGGCGATTACCCGCACCCGCCGGCAGGGCTGACAAGCGCCATTGCCGACCGGCTGATCCCACGCCGCGCGCCCCACCACGGCAAGCGGTGGCGCTGATGGACATGACCCCGGCACAATACGCGGCCTATCATGCCGCGATGGACCTACGCGATTTCGCCCAAGGCAAAGCCCATGCTGCGCGCGTCGCTATCGAAAAGGCCAATAGTCAAGACGGAAAGGAGTACCTCACCGCCATGGCGGAATGGTGGGAGCAACGCGCCAAGGTGGCGGAAGAGATTGTCCAGAAGCAGGAGCGTAAGGCATGAAACATCTTCCCAAACAGCCCGAACCCGTGCTAAATCCGGAAAACCAGCCCAGGAGCCAGAAATGGTAGAAAAGGCGCCAGACATGGTAGAAACCCCGCGCGCGCGCGCGAAACCGGCAAGCGGTATCCCGGCAAGTGGTATTCCAGCCGGTGGCGTCGGCACGGGTGGCCCGGCAAGCGGCGCACCAGCGCGCGCCCCGTTTGGCGAGGCGCTACAGCCTCCGGCCTGGACCAAGAGCGAGGGCCGTCGCGTGGCGGCTGAAATTCGTGCCACCATTGCCGAAAGGCGCCAGGCGCTGCTTGATGCCCAGATGACCCGCGCGCTTGATCCTGCCCATCCGCAAGGCCACGCGGCGGCGGTGAACCTGCTTGACCGGATTATGCCGCCCGAGAGCAAGGCGACCCTTGCCGGCGATCCTGATGATCCGGTGGCGATTACCCGGATCGAGCGCGTGATTGTGGATCGGGCGCAAGACGCCAAAGATTGAAAGAATGCCCCTTGACTCCTTAACCGCTGGTCCCGGCTGGCGTATCTCTCCAACCAGCGCGCAAGCGCCAACACGGCGTTAAGGGGTGGTGATGAAGTGTCGTGATGGTTGGAACCGGGAATAAATGACCGCCCTGCAAATCCAAACCCCGCGATGGGCTAGGCCGCTGCTGGCGCCGTCCCGATACAAGGGCGCATGGGGCGGACGCGGTTCCGGCAAGTCGCACTTCTTTGCCGAGGCCATGATTGAGGCGCATATCCTTGACCCAAACACTTATTCCGTATGCGTCCGCGAAAACCAAAAGAGCCTTGCCCAATCCGTCAAGCGCCTGCTTGAAACCAAGATCGAGGCCATGGGCGCCGGCGATTATTTCGAGGTTCAGGAAGCGGTGATTAAGTCGCGCCGGGGCGATGGGCGCATCATCTTCCAGGGCATGAAAACCCACACGGCGGACAGCATCAAGTCCCTGGAAGGCTATGACCGCGCTTGGGTAGAAGAGGCGCAGAGCCTGAGCCAAACCAGCCTGGACATGCTGCGCCCGACCATCCGCAAGCCTGGCAGCGAGCTATGGTTTACCTGGAACCCGCGCGAGAAATCAGACCCGGTTGACCATTTGCTGAGGGGCGATACGCCGCCCAAGGATACCGTGGTCATTGGCGTGAATTATGACCAAAACCCTTGGTTTCCGGACGTGCTGCGGGATGAAATGGAGTATGACCGGCGCCGTGATCCGGACAAATACAAGCACGTTTGGCTTGGCGGGTATCTGGCCAACAGCGAAGCGCGCGTGTTTCGGAATTGGCGCGTGGAAGAGTTTGACGCCCCGCGCGATGCTATCCACCGCCTGGGGGCTGACTGGGGTTTTAGTGTGGACCCCAGCGTCGGGGTGCGCTGCCACATCATAGGCCGGACGCTCTATGTGGACTATGAGGCTTATCAGGTCAAGTGCGAGATCGTGAACCTGCCCGAGTTGTTCATGACCATACCTGAGGCCGAGAAATGGCCTATGACAGCCGATAATGCCCGCCCCGAGACTATCTCGCACATGCGAAAGCATGGCTTCCCGCGCATTTTTCCGGCGGTAAAGGGGCCGCGATCCCTGGAGGAAGGCGTCGAATGGCTGAAATCCTACGATATCGTGGTGCATCCGCGATGCGTTCACACGATTGACGAGCTAACCTTGTATTCCTACAAGCGCGACCCCTTGACTGACCGCATCCTGCCGATCCTGGAAGATAAGAAGAACCACGTCATAGACGCCTTGCGCTATGCCTGCGAGGGGGTGCGCCGCGCCAAGGTAGAAAACCGCCCGCCAATTATACCCTTGCCAAGCGCCCACCGTTGGGGGTAACATGCCGTCCCATGGCGCGCATGTCCCGAGAGCAGGCCTTGGCAAACCTCCACCAGGAGGCCATGGCGGAGTTTGACCGTATTCAATCCGCGTTGCGGGATGAGCGGTTGCAATGCCTGAAAGATCGGCGCTTCTATTCCATTGCCGGCGCCCAATGGGAGGGTCCGCTTTCGGAGCAATTTGAAAACAAGCCCAAGTTTGAGGTGAATAAGGTTCACCTTTCCGTCATTCGCATCTTCAACGAGTTCCGCAATAACCGCATCTCGGTTGCCTTTGTGTCCAAGGAAGGCCGGGAAGATGATCCCTTGGCCGAGACCTGCAACGACCTATACCGCGCCGATGAACAGGATAGCGTGGCAGAGGAAGCCTATGACAACGCTTTTGAAGAGGCGGTTGGAGGCGGCTTTGGCGCTTGGCGCTTGCGGACGGAATACGTCAACGAGGAAGATGAGGACGACGATAAGCAGCGCATCCGGATCGAACCGATCTTTGATGCCGATAGTTCCGTTTGGTTTGACCTAGACGCCAAGCGCCAGGACAAGGCGGACGCTAAGTGCTGCTTTGTGCTGACTTCCATGACGCCTCATGCCTACGAGCGCGAATGGAATGACAGCCCGGCAAGCTGGCCCAAGGAAGTGCAGCAACTAGAGTTTGACTGGGCAACGCCCGATGTTGTCTATGTCGCGGAATACTACAAGGTGGAGGAGGTTTCCGAAACCATCCGCATATTCCGGACCCTTGCCGGGCAAGAGGAAAAGCATTCCCAGGCCGAGTTTGATGAAGATGAAGAGCTTGAGGCCCGCTTGGCCGCAACAGGCGCGCGGGAAATGCGCCGCAAGCGCGTGAAGCGCCGGAAGGTGCGGAAATACATCTTGAGCGGCGCTAAGGTTCTGGAAGATTGCGGGCACATTGCGGGCAGGCATATCCCGATTGTGCCGGTTTATGGCAAGCGCTGGTTTGTGGATAACGTCGAGCGGTGCATGGGGCATGTGCGGCTGGCAAAGGATTCGCAACGCCTGAAGAATATGCAGCTTTCCAAGTTGGGCGAGATTGCGGCGCTTTCCAGTGTGGAAAAGCCGATCTTGACGCCGGAGCAAGTGCTTGGCCATCAGCAGATGTGGTCAGAAGATAACCTGAAGAATTACCCCTATCTGCTGTTGAACCCGATCACAGACGCCAGCGGCAATCAGCAGCCCGCCGGGCCAATGGCCTATACCAAGCCGCCGGCCATCCCGCCCGCATTGGCTGGAATGTTGGCCGTGACCGAACAGGATATGCAGGAAATCTTGGGATCGGCGCAGCAAGCTGACAAGATGGTGTCGAACATTTCCGGCAAAGCGGTGGAAATGATCCAGCAGCGCTTGGATATGCAGGCCTATATTTACCTGTCCAACATGGGCAAGGCCGTGAAGCGGTGCGGCGAGGTTTGGCTTTCCATGGCGAAGGACGTGTTTGTCGAGCCGGGCCGCAAGAT